ACCGTCACCGACTACTCCACCGACCCGGTCAACGCCTTGGCGCTCGGCAAGCCCATCACCCGGCTCGTGGCGTACGACACCTACTGGCCCATCGACATCCGGCCCACGGTGCAGGTCACGGCCCGTTACGGCTGGCCAGCCGTCCCTGAGCCGGTGCGCTCCGCCACCGCCATCCTGGCCGGACGCCTCTACAAGCGGGCCGACAGCCTGCTGGGCGTCGCCGGGTTCGGCGACCTCGGGGCGATCATGCTGCGGGCCGTGGACCCTGACGTGCAGCGCATGTTGGCGCCGTACACCCGGCCGATGGTGGGCTGATGGCCGGGAAGTTGTCGGACCTGCGGGCTGGGCTGGCCAAGAACCTCGGCACCATTCCGGGCCTGCGGGTCGCCCAGCTGGTGCCCGAACAGGTCAACCCGCCTGTGGCTGTGCTCACCCGTTCCACCGTCAACTACCACCTCGACATGCGTGGGGGCCTGACCGAGTGGCAGATGCAGGTGCAGCTGGTGGCGGGCCGCATGGCCGACCAGCAGGCGCAGCGCACCATCGACGCCTGGCTGGACTGGGACGGCGACTACTCGGTGCGCCGGGCCATCGAATCCGACCAGACCCTTGACGGCTCGGCGCAGACGTGCATCGTCACCAGCGCCGACGCCTTGACCACCCTCCAAATCGGCGACAGCGAGTACCTCGGCGTCGTCGTCAACGTGACCGTCTACGCCTAGGAGGCGAACGTGCCTAGTTATCGAGTGATCGGACCCCGTGTGGTAGACGGGGTTGCACCGGGTGGGACGCTAGAGTTATCCCCGGACGAGGCGCACTGGCTCATCGAAGCCGGGCACCTCGAACGCATTGCCACGAAACGCAAGTCAGCACCAGCGGCCAAGGCTGCTGACGCTGGCGTAACCGATTCGGAAATCGACCCAAGCGAGGGTGGCAATGTCCAAGATCGTTCTCACTAACTGCGTCGTGAAGGTTGACACCGTCGACCTCAGCGATCACGTCAACCAGGTCACCGTGACCGAAACGGTCAACGAGGTCGAGACCTCGGCGTTCGGTAACACCAACGTGACCCGGGTGGGTGGCCTGCGGGACTCCAGCATCAGCCTGACGTTCCACCAGAACTTCGCCGCCGGCGAGGTGTACGCCACCCTCAAGGACAAGGTCGGCAGCATCGGCACGGTGCAGGTCATCCCGAACGGCACCGCCATCTCGGCGACCAACCCTTCGATCTCCCTCGAGGTTCTCTACACCGAGATGAGCCACCTCGACGGCAGCATCGGCGAGCTCAGCACCGCATCGGTGACCTGGCCCGCCAACTCCATCACCAAAGCAACAGCCTGATCCGTTAGGAGCCACGCATGGCAATGATGCAGCTTGAGGTCACGTTCGTGACTGGCGACCCGGTCGTCGTCAACATCACCCCCAAGGTGATCGTCGACGCCGAGCGCCATTTCAAGATGGGCATGAGCAAACTGTTCGGCGAGAACTCGTCGATGGAGCACATGACCTGGTTGGCATGGAAGGGGATGCTCGCCGGGGGCTACGAGGTCAAGACCTACGAACTGTGGCTTGACAACGTGGCCTCGGTTGGCTCACCCAGCAACGAGGGGGCCGGTCTCCCTTTGCCGACACCCTGACCCTTCTCGTGGCCCGCATTTCGGTGCACACCGGGATCGCACCCAACGAGCTGCTAGAAGCGCCGCCCGCAGTGTTCTGGGCGATGGTCGAGGTTCTGAGGGAGCAGGCAAACGAGGCAGAGAAGGCAAGGGGTAGGCGGTAACGATGGCGGGCAAGACATTGAGCCAAGTCGAGGGCCTCGACGTCACGCTCAACGCCCTCAAGCTGATCGACCCGACCTTCCACAAGGAAGCCCGCAAACGCATCCGCAAGGTGCCCGCTGAGGTTCAGAAAAAGACCAAGGCCAGGGTGCCGACCCAGCGCCCGATGCGCAACTGGGGCAGCTGGTCACGCAAGGGCGGGTTGTACGGCCGCAGCATGAACGACGTCGGCGCCTTGCGCTGGGACGCCACCGCTGCCAAGGGCGGCATCAAACTCCTCACCGGCGGGCAACGCCTCAACGTGCGCCTTATCAACAAGTCCGGCCCTGGCGCCGTGTTTGAGATGGCCGGGTCAAAGAACAACAACGCAGCGAGTTCACCTGGGCGCCAGTTCAACGACAACCTCAAATGGTTCGGCGCAGCGCCCCGCCTGCTGGTTCAGACGTGGCGTGACGAGCAGGGCATCAAGCGCACCGCCTCAGAGATGGGCAAGGTCGCCAAGTTCGCCGAGGAGCGCTGCAAGGAGGCGCTGCGCTAATGAGCATTGAGATCAAGATCGGCGCCAAGTTCTACGGCGCAGACGGCATCAAGCAGGCGCAGCGTGAACTCGCCAAACTGGCTCGGGCGGCCGACACTTACTCGCAGTCCATCGTCGCCAAGATGGCTCGCACCGGCAAGTCGTTTGAGAAGGTTGGCGAGAAACTCACCACGAAACTGAGCCTGCCGCTGATCGGGCTAGGCGCATTGTCGGTCAAAGCGTTCACCGAGCAGGAGGACGCCATCGCCAAGATGGAGTCCGTGCTGCGCTCAACGGGCGGCGTGGCCGGGGTCACCAGCAAGCACATCACCGACCTCGCCAGCTCCTTGCAGGAGACCACCACGTTCGCCGACGAAGTCACCGTCAACGGCGCTGCCCTACTGCTCACGTTCAAGCAGGTGCGCAACGAGTTCGGCGCAGGCAACGACGTGTTCGACCGGACCATCAAGGCCGGCCAGGACATGTCGATGGTGCTGGGTAAGGACCTCAACAGCTCGATGATGATGCTGGGCAAGGCGCTCAACGACCCCGAGAAGGGCCTAGCCAAACTGTCACGAGCCGGGGTTCAGTTCACCCGGGAACAAGAGCACCAGATCAAGGTGCTGGCCCGCAGCGGCGACGTACTGGGTGCTCAGAAGATCATGCTGGCCGAGCTCGAGTCGCAGTTCGGTGGCGCAGCCGAGGCAATGGCCAAGACGGCAGGGGGCCGCCTCAAGGCTGCGATGAACCAGTTGGGTGAGGCTGGCGAGGCCATCGGCGCCGAGATCGCCCCGGTGCTTGCCACCGTCGCCACCTCGGTCGCCAACCTGGTCAAGAAGTTCGGCGACCTGCCCGGCCCGGTGCGCACCATCGTCGTGGCGCTTGGCGCCTTGGCCGCTGCGACCGGCCCGGTCATTTGGGGCACCGGCATCATGCTCACCAACCTGGCGACCATCGGCAAGACAAAACTGGGCACGGCGATCATCGACGGGTTCAACAGCCTGCGCACAGCCATCGCCAACGCCGTCACGCAAGCCGGGAGCCTGCGGGCTGCCATTGCTCAACGCCTGACGCCTGCGATGGGCCTTGCAGCCGTGGCAGTAGTTGGCCTTGGCATTGGACTCAACGAGTTGAACAAGAAGTTTGTCGCCGAAGCTCGCTCGGAGTTGTCTGGCCTAACTGGCGACCTCAGCGCATTGCGAGTTGCAATGCTCGAGGCAGTTCAGACGGGGCGCATTATTGGCCCACTCAGTAAGGTCACAGAAGCATTTGCCATGCTGCGTGGTGAGGCCGAAGAACTCAACGACCGCTTCTTTGGTGAACGGCATGGGCAGTTCAACCCGTTTGAGTCGCTACGCAGTTTTTTCACCGACACTGGCGAGAAGGCTGACGAAGCGAGGGCGGCCATTGCCAACATAGACGTCGCCTTGACCGAGATGTTCCAAGTTGATCCGGCTGGCGCTGAGCGCCTCTTCGGGATGGTCATCGAAATGGCCAGCGCCGCAGGATTCAGCGTCGAGGAAGTCTCGGCAATGCTGCCTGGTTACGCAAGCCTCGCTGATGCTGCGGCAAACTCGACCAACGGGTTCGCTGGTGCCTTTGGCGATGTCGAGGAGGAGATCACCGCCGCCGAGCAGGCGCTCAAGGACTGGGCCGACACCGTCAAGGCCCAGTTCGACCCCGTGTTCGCCTACCAAGACGCCGTCGGCAATCAAGCCGAGGCCGTCAAGGCGCTGGCCGATGCGCAGCGCAACGTCAACGACGTCGTGGCGCAGTTCGGTCCCGGCTCGGCTGAGGCGCAGGAAGCGCTGCGCCAGCTCAACACTGCTGAGCAAAACTTGATCCTGACGACTGGCGATCTTGACGCCAAGCAGAGGGGCCTGCTCGAGGGCGTCAGGAGCGGGGAAATCCCACTGGCCGATGCCATCGGCACGATCCAACGCCTCGGCGCCGAGCACGGCTTGACGGCCGAGCAGATTCAGGGACAGATCGACAAGTTCAACTGGCTGGCCTACACGGTGCTGACAACCGACTTCGGCCAGGTCACCATCCCGGTGAACTCAAACGCTGCCGAGGTGCTCGACTACCTCCAGCGTCTGTCGTCAACCGTCAAGGCATTCAACGAGGACCCCAACAGGGTCATCGACCTTGCCCGCTTCTTCCTCTCAAACGGGTTGCCTGGCCGTGCTGCCGGCGGCCCCGTCACTGCCGGCATGCCGCACATGGTCGGCGAGCGTGGCCGGGAGCTGTTCATTCCGAGCACCGATGGCGTGATCGTGCCTCACTACGAGTCGAGGCGCATCTTGTCTGAATCTGCTCCCGCCAATACTGGGCCACAGACCACCAACAACGTGGTCAACGTCACCGTCAACAAGACCGAAGCCAGCCCGTACGAGATCGGGCGTGAGCTGCTGTGGGCAATGAAGGTGGCGGGCTGATGCCAGGCACAGTGGAAATCACCTACAAGGGCGTCGGGTTCACCACCGTGGCCAACGGCGCAGGCGTCGT